CCACCGCTGAGGGTCGCCGTCGCTATGACTCAAACGTTCAACGATGATGTTTTCAGAGTTGAGTTATTGAAGATGATATGTCAATTTCCTCTTGATCAAATACTTTCTCATCCGAAAGTAGACGATGCCTATCGACGGTATACTTGGAAGCAAGAGAGGTCTATAGATTTCTTACAAGAGAACTTGGTTCTCTATGAAGACAAAGGTGTCCTGGTGGGGATATGTTCCTTTGTTGGTTACAAGTTTTCCTCTCGGTACGCCGCTTTCTTAGTCCAACCAGATTTGGACTTTTTGATCCATATTCGCAGTATTCCTCCTTGGGACTCACCTACAGTTAGTCTGTCAATCTCTTATAACCCGTGGAAGGAGTTTACTAGTGTAATACCTTTACATGAGGTCCTTTGTGATGTTTACGATGGCGACTCGGGAGGACACGTCCGTGTTGCTGCTGCGGTTCTACCTAATGCCCAAGCTGCTATGGAATTAGCACGAAAGTTAGCTCAAGTTGTATGCGTACGTCTTGCTGCTGTACGTGAAAAAGTCACTTGACTTTGACCCCCTTGTGGGGGTAAATTTTCTCTTGTTGAACGTTCAGTTCAGTTTAGTTTAAGGAGGTAGGTTATGAGCAGCACCGATAAAGTGAAAGAGTTAACCGAACTAGTCACTCAACTAGTTAAAGCTTTGGTGGACGACCCAGATACCGTGACCGTTGAGACTTACAAGGGGGATTCAATCGTGTTGTTTACTGTTAAAGCTGACTCTCCTAAGACACTCTCGTTTCTGATTGGGAAGAAAGGAAGTACGGTAACCGCAATGAGACATCTTGTTCGGTGCTTAGGAGCTCGGTTGGATCTTAAGACCGTCTTTGAAGTGTCCAGTCTTAAGTGATCTTATGAATTTCAAGCATGTTGTAGCTTTTTGCTGTTTGTAGGATAGTTTTGATAGTGTTAACCGGGGCCGTGGTTTTGTTTTGTATTGTTGAGCTGTAAAGACGCACTCTTACTCTCTTTCCCGTGTTGTCTATGTAAACACTCACGTTGTAACAAGCTACCGCTACTACGTCGCCTTTGTTCAAGTAGAGTTCGGAGTTGTGACTTCTCCCTACTAGTTCGAGGTCCCCTTTCTCGTTTATAGCTCCTAGATCGTAGTTATAAACTCCTTTTGTCTTTGTAGGAATTCTGTTAATGACCTTGAGCGCAAATTCTATGTATCGTTTAAACTTGATAAATGTTAAGTTATGTGCGTCTTGTTTAGTTGGTTTGAGTATTGCTCCTTCGAAGTGCCTGATTCGACAGAACTTGCGAACGCTCCTGTCGATCTCTGAGAGGGATCTTGCTCGCTCGTAAGGAACTCTATTTAGAGGCGTGTCTATAGGAGTTAGTTCTGAGGGAATAGGGAGCGATTTGAGTTCTTCCAACCGTTCTAGTGTAGTTTGGTGGGAGATATCCTTGTTATCTATGTAGAGACAGTCGAAGAGAGTTAGAACTGCGTGAACGTTATTACGAGTTTTCCTTCTCCTGTGGATTAAACCAATGGTAATTCCTCGTGGTTGGTGTTTTTTGTTCACGTAAGTTTCTAGTTCGCCTTCCGCGACAAGGTCGTCACAAGGGAGTTTCTTTAGGGCTTCTATGATTGGATCTGGTAGTTGTAATGGATTACCTTGGTCACTGTACGCTTTGATAGAGTTACCTTCCTTACTGATTTGGATGTAGAGACCGTCGTACTTAGGTTCAACGATGAAATCGGGCTGTGCTCCGTATTTTTTACGTATGAATGATAATAGTTCACGAGTGTTAACCTTCTTCACGTTAAAGATGAAAGCTACGTAGTCGTGTTGACGTCCGTTGAACTTTCCTGGTGTTATTTTTTTCGCTAACATTGAGCTTCCCCCGATTGGTGTTCTTAGTTGAGGTTAACCTTTTTTTCTGTTAGAGGCAAGTGAGGTTTGTTATGGATAGAACAATCTCTATAGTAATTGGTTATGAACATCATGAGCGGCGCCTCCCTTTACTTCTCAAGTGTCTTTCCTCTCTCCAAGATGTTGAACAAGTTTGTATTGTTGAATCCGGCCCGTTTAAGGCTCTGACTCGCGAAACGTTGACACCTGTTTTGGACGAAAACACTGAGTTGAAGTACTTGAAAATTTACACGTCGACTCCGTACAATAGGGCTTGGAATTTCAATATCGGCGTACGCCACCTCTCAACTTGTGAGATAGTGGTTCTAATTGACGCAGATTTGGTCTTTCCTCCCGATTTTTCGCGTATTGTACGTGAACACGTTACTTCCAAAGACTACGTTGGTCCTGCTTGGAATTGTATTGTATACTTGAATGAAAGAGACACTCTTCGGTCGCTCTCGCTTCCAAGATATGAGGTAGAAATCACGTCTCCGTCTCGAACTTGTCGCCCTTCTAAGGCAGGAGCTGCTGGTGGTGCTTTCGTGTGTTATCGGGATACTTATTTTGATTTTCGTGGCATGGACGAGAGGTTCTTTGGAAGGACAAGTGAAGACAACGCTCATTGGGCCAAGTTAGAGGCGTTAGGTTACAAGATGAGACCTCTTCCCGTTACTCTTTACCACTTATATCACCCCATCAATCCTACGATTGCATCAAATCGTAGCGAAGTTTTTGATATGTTGGGTTGGTCTAAGGAGAGATGGTTAGAGGAGATGAATTCTAGTAACAATTGGGGGTCGATTGATGGCTTCATTGTCAAACCTATCTAAGACTTGTTACTTATTTTGGCTGGTAAAGGGAGATGTGCCTTTGTATGTTACTGTAAGTGTGTCTTCTTTATGCACGGTAGCCGGCTTTGACGAAGTAATAATGTGTTTAGACGTTTCTGAGGTAGACATGTCATTCGAGTTTGTTCGAGAGACTTACTTCCCAGAGGTGACCCAAGTTGTAACTCCTCAGGAATTCTTTGAAAGAGAAGCTCTCTCTATCTATTCGAATCTGCACGGCCGTTATGCAGTGGTTAATAAAGCTGACTTTTTCCGAATTTATGCCTTGCATCGGTTCGGGGGTTTTTATTGTGACGCGGATACACTTGCTCTTCGCCCGTTTCAGTCTCTTGTTACTGGTTCTTCCTACATTTCTTCTGAGGACGGTACTCACTTAAGTAACGGGATCCTTTTTGCGGAGAAGGGTCATAAAGCTTTAAAGTTCATGTACGAAAATTTCACGAGCCGTTGGCAACCTAATACCTTTAACTTAGTGGGGTCTCAGTGGTTCACCGAGTTAAAAGAGTACTTTCTAGTTGACTGGAATAGGAACCATCATTATCTCATTAGTTGGCAGGAGTGGAAGAAGTTGTTTTATCCTTTCTCCGGAGAAGTTGAGGATTTGTTTGCGCAGGAAGTGTTCTCTGTTCACTTGTGGGGTACTACTCTACGTCGGAATAACTTTTACCTCTCTCCGGATTATGTACGTGAGCGCCCCTCGACTCTTTTTTCGAAAGTCGTGCGATTTCTTTCGCAGAAAGGTTCTATAGTTTGTGAGGAGTTGTGCCGATGAGCGTTCTTGAGCGATTGACCTCGGATAACCGACTCTTTGGTATTCCAATTCAACACTCATTCGCGTCTCTTTATATTTTGGACTTGATTTTTGACCGGTTCGATTTCGCTCAGGTTGTTGAGTTGGGTACGTACAGAGGTGCTCTTTCGACTTTTTTGTGGTTAGAATGTCAAGTTCGTGATCGTCGTTTCTTATCGGTTGATCGTGCTGATAAGAGGGCTTCGCATCTGTTCCCTTTCTTGAGAGGCGATATTTTTGAATGTCAACGAACCAAGTTGAGAATTTTTGAGTTTTTAGATCGAGCACCTTCTTTCTTATATTGCGACAACGGGAATAAACCTCGTGAGATTCAAGTTTATGCCCCTGTCCTTCCTTCAGGAAGTGTGCTCGGCGTGCACGATTGGGGCACAGAAATTTCTGAGAAAGATGTTTCGTTCTTGGCTGACTTGAGTTTTCGCCCAATTGATGACATAAATTGTTTGAGTGCGGAACTCCATACGTTACAGCAGTTTTGGGTTCGGAAGTGATGTCTCCCGAGTTTGTTCATGACTTTCGGAATGGGATCTGTTGTATTGCTGGGATAATCCTTAAGATTAACCGTAAGCAGGAGAGTATCCTCGCCGCACAAGAAGAGTTGTCCCAGTTGTTTTGCGAGCTACGGTTTCAGTTACTCCGAGTTCTTTCGGCTTTGGAGCGCTCTGTTAACGATTTTGGAGAGGTACAAGGAGGACAAGATGCCATCGAGCAATCCGTTCGCCATCTCGAAGATTTTAAAGGAAGTCCTTGATTTAAACCCTCAGAGTGTTTTGGATATTGGTCCAGGTTTTGGAAAGTGGGGCGTTCTTCTTCGAGAGTACTTAGATGTTTGGAATTGGAGAGTGTTCCCTCCCGAATGGAAAGTTCGGATTGATTGTATTGAGGCTTACCCTAAGTACATTTCCCCTTTGCACGAGTACGTTTACAACAAAGTGATAGTTCAGGATGTTCGTACTGTCTCTTGGGAGTCTTTCCCTACTTATGATCTCATATGTTTGTTCGATGTGATTGAACACATGAGCAAACTCGAGGGTTACGATCTGTTGCACGCTTTGCTTCAAAAGGCTACCAAAGCCGTGTTCGTTTCGACGCCGTTACCAGAGGATTTCTCTTCCTTTCCTCATGGAAGGTGGGAAGATGATTATGAAGGTCATAAGGAGGCTTGGTCCCCGATAGAGTTTGTTGAGAATTTTGGTGCTGAGATAGTGATGTGCGATGGTGGTAAGAGGGGGTTCCGGACTTTTCTCGCGAAGATCAGAATACGATAGGGGGTTTTTTATGGAACTTGTAGAGTTTAAGGGCCGCAAAGGAATTTGGATTACATACAAGGGCCGCAAGATCTTTATCCCTGAGGAGAGAATTCATCAACGTGAGTTGGGCTCACGTTCCCGTCTCGATCCGAAGATGAAAGTCCTCGGGGGTATTACTCTAGCAACTCTAGCCGCTTACTTTTTAAAACCAGGTACTCCTATTTCCGAGCTTTTTCGCAACAAGCGGTTTGTTGTGATCGCTAAACACCCAAACCCTACCCCCTCGATGAGAGAGAAGTTCTATGATATGATTACATCAGCTATAATGGGAATGCGAGTAGTTCGACCTAAGGCAGGGGCTAAACTTCCTAAGACAACCGGCGTTGTTCATACCTGGTCGAAAGAAGCCTTTAAGATGAAGCTCCCTAAAATTCAGGACTACGACCTAATGTCTGCCATTGATGATAAAGCGGTATTTCCGAAGTTGTTCAAAGATGACCCTAAAATAGTTCCTCAGACTTTCTTGCTCCGCGAATTTCATAGTCTTGAATCCGCGCGCGATGCATTTCAACGCGCCGGGAAGGGTTTTGTAATTAAACCACGTATTGGTTCTCTCTCGAAAGAACTCCCTACTCATGAGTGGAGTAACGAGCGGTTGATGAAGTACATTGAACAGCACGGTGGCCCTAATCACGTGATCATACAGGAGATGTTGCCTTTTAAGAACGAGTTTCGTGTTCACTACGTAAATGGGAAAGTTTACTCTATCACACACCGCCGTTTTCCTGACCCTTTTCGTAAAATTTACAACAAAATCTTTTACCGATTTGGGATGGAGGGTGGTTCCTCTATTCCGGTACTTAACCCCGCGAAACGCAAACGACTCAAAGAGTTTGTGACTCAGGCTATGAAGCCGTATGAGAAGAATGCCCATGTTGGGTTTGACATAGTTGAATTACCCGACGGTTCCTTCCGGTTTATTGAAGGAAACCCCGTTCCGGGTAGCTTAATGAACCCTGTTATTGCCAGAAAGTTACACAAAACTGTTACTGGTGTGTGGACTAATGATTTGCGCGCTGTTGCTTTAGCTGGTGGTGCAGCTGGTTTATGGTGGGCAGGTGAAGGAGTCTCTGAAGTACGAAAAAAGGAGAAGCAACTGTGGGCGTAGGAAAACACGTGTTAATTGACGTGTTTGAGGTGCCTTTTGAAGTTTTAGACAATGAAAAGCTAATCCTCCAGTGTTTGATTCAGGCCGCTAGTAAGGCAGGTGCGACCATACTTCATTCGTATGCTCATCATTTCGAACCTCAAGGAGTAAGTTGTGTAGTTGTGATTTCTGAGTCCCATTTTTCTGTTCACACTTGGCCCGAGCGACTTTACGCTGCCGTTGATTTGTTCACTTGCGGTGATTCTGTTGATTTAGGTATGGCAACTCAGGAGATCCTTCAGTTTCTTGGAGGAGACCCTAAAGTTTTGGTTTTGGAGAGGGGTGATATACATGATCGCCGATTGGGGACTTCACCTGATTTTAGATTTGTATGATTGTGATGAATTTCTCATTTCTAGTAAGAGTAAGCTCAGGGAGTTCGTACTTGAACTCTGTGACATTCTTGACGTAAAGAGGTACGGCGACCCTGTAATCGAGTGGTTCGGTAACGGCCCCGCTGAAGGCTACACTCTCGTACAACTGATAGAGACGTCTTTAGTATCGGGGCATTTTGCTCCTTCTAGTCGAACCGCTTACATCGATGTATTTAGCTGTAAGTTTTTTGACCCAATTAAAGTTCAGGAGTACATTAGAGGTTTCTTTAAGGCTAAGAAGGTTGATTCTACCCTTCTTGAAAGGGGGTCGAAGTTACGTGAAGTATAAGATAACATTTTTGGGTTCCAAAGGTATGATCGAGGAAAGTTCCCCTCACCACAAATTGAGAACAGGTATTGTGGTTGAAACTCGTAGAGCTCGTTTTCAGGTTGATTGTGGTGAAGAGGAGTTCTTTGATAACCTTAGGGACGTGGATTTTTTGTATGTAAGTCATTGTTATGATGAGAAGACTGAAGTCTTTACTAATCATGGATGGAAGAGGTTTGCCGAGTTAAGTAGTTCGGATTGTGTCGCGACGTTGGATGAGAACGACCAGTTAGTTTTCGAGAAGCCCGTAGATTATATTGAACAAGATTACACTGGGTTGATGTATTACTTGAGTACGGATTTTTTGAATATGATGGTGACCCCTAACCATAATTTGTATATTTCGGAGAACTTTGATGATCCTTCTTTTTCTCTTGTTCCCGCTGCGGAGTGTTTTGGACGCCCTAAGATGTTTACGTGTTCTTTTAAATGTGAACAACACGACGCTTCTTTGATACAAGCAGTTTTTTCTAACAACTATTCCTCTACTACTGAGTTAGTAGCTTCTTGCGATCAGGAGTCTTGGGTTCCTTACGACGGGAAAGTTTACTGCGTAACTCTGCCTGAGCACACTAGACATGTACTATTGACGCGTCGTGAGGGTAAGGTGTGTTTTTCCGGGAACTCACACCCAGACCATGTAAGTGGTTTAAAACACAAGGAAATTCCGACGACACTGGTGTCTACGTCGCTCGTTCGGCGCCAATTAGTCCGTAATTGGAAGGTCACTCCTACTCTTTTTTCTTCACTTCCTTTCGAGTACGAAGATGTGTCGCTGAAAGCCGTTCCTTGTTTTCACTCTATTCGGTGTCCTATGTGGGGTGTTGTAATAAACAACGAACTGGGTATCTTTACAGATGTAATACGACCACGTGCTGGTTGGAAGGTTCTCAAGGGACTCCGGGTTTACGTCGGAGATGGTTCTGCGATCAACCATCCTATAATCCGTGTTAAAGAAAAGGGCGGAGAACCGTTTGGACATACTTGTATGAAATCTCAACTTCGTTACGCATCTCAATTGAACTGGCAAACAGTTGTTTTTACTCATCTCGGCCGTCAGCCTGTTTTGAAGGGCGACGAGAAAGTGAAGGAAATACTTGGTGTGGAGGATTTAATTATTGCGAAAGATGGACTTACAATCGAAGTTTGAGTCTGAGATACCAAAGTACAAGCACCGAGCGCGGAAGCGCAGAATTCCCATCTACTACCGACTTAGAAAGGAGCACCAAAGTAGAGTACCGTGGTTCCGTGAGTGGACTGTTTGGAAGAGGTATGTTTCCTTGAAGGATGCCAAGAAAGCTATTAGGGTCTTGAACGCTAAGGATAAGTGGTTTGAATATAGTTTAGATCCTTATTAAGGAGATTGACATGAAATTTAGAGTCCCTCCTGAGTGGATCGAGAAATGGATTACTAAGGGTGGCCGCCGAATTCCGCTTATTAAAAAGGAGTTCCGACAAGCTTTCTTGTGGACCTTCTCCTTTACTAAGAAATCCCCTATGCGGGTTGTTGACCCTCGCACTATTAACGAGACGTTGGAGGAAGCGGGTTTTGAGACTCTCGATTTTTTAGAAGGTGTTGCAGCACCTCATCCAGGAGTACGTAAGAAGGTCCTTCCTCAAATTAACGCATTTTTGGACTTTATTAGAGGTACTGAGAGTGAGAAAGTGTTTCAAAATGTAAGCTTGTCTTTTCATCGATGTACAGCTTCTGGTGCAACACCGTTGGGTTTTTACGTCGACTCTTATACTTTAGGGTCGTCAGGGAAAATTGAGAGAGAGCTCACGCGTCAATGTCTCGAACGATTTTCCGCCGCCGATCGAGCCCAGCTCGAGCTCGTGTTGGGTATTACTCTCCCTAAGGTTCAGGAAGTTCCTTCTGTTGTTAAGGACCTTGCTGAGTACGCTTTTCCGCAAGAGTCAGGAGCTATTAGTTTGCAAGTATTTCCTCCCAAACATCGTGGTGCGATTTATGGGCATTCTTTTCTCCACGAGTGTGGTCATTTCATCCAGAGCCGGCTTGCTACTCGAGCCCCTGATTATTACGTAGACTTTGGCCGCAATGTTTACGCTCCTTACCTCCAGAGAGTACTACCTGAAGGAGCCCAGTTCTTCCAACAAGCTACTAAGCATTATAGTCTGTCACGTCCTTCAGTTAACCGTAATTTTGTGAGGTTACGTTTTTACCGGTCGTTGATGGACAACCCTCTTGATACACCCGTATTGACGATTCCCAGTCTTCAAGATCCAGAAGAAGGTTTTTCTGAAGCTTTTTCGTATTACGTTCATTCAAACCTTGAAAGACGACGGTTACTTAAACTCAAGTGGCCAGAGGCGTATGATTACTTTGAAACTTTGAAAGGAGTACTGTAATGACCGCGTTCGATCCAATTCGGTGGTTGTCTGAGTATCGAGCAAAACATCCTGGAGAAGATCACTTCTCCTTGTGCCCTTTTTGCAAACATTTCCGCGAAGATTATACTTGTGTAGCGTTTCCCAAAGGAATTCCGGGAAAGTACTTGTTCTTCGATGTCTATCACCTTGAGAAAGACTCTTCTCAGAAAGGAGATGTTGTATTTGAATTGTCTTCCCGTTTTGAAAAGGAGAAGTAACCATGTTGAAGATTTTGTATATCTGTAAGGACTTTACTAATTGGATTGGCCACGGACATTTGGCTTTTAAGAAAGCTCTTGCTAGGGTTGCTGATGTTACTTTTCATCATAAGTCCTGTCACGTACCCACGTTATTGAAGGAGCTCGCTGATAAGGGAAAGACTTTTGATTTGCTTATGTTGGGTGAGGCTCCTCCGGTAACCCCTCCTTTGACGGGATTGGCCGAGGTTAAGCTCCCCAAAGTAGTCCACTATTGGGATGTTCATGCTTATCAGAGAGACCGACTCCTGTTTATTAAGGAGAATAAAATCGACTTTGTGGTGGTGAAGTTTAAAGAAGGAACGCTTAAGCTGTTTCCTCGGCTCCTTGATGTAGTTCCTTGTGAGTGGCTACCTATTGGAGTTGACACTCACGTGTTTAAAAAATGGTCTCAAACGAAGACTATAGACATATTACTAACCGGAGCTATTCTCCCCGATGTTTATCCTATGAGAGCATCTTATTTACGCACGTTTAAGGGGTACCCTGGCTTTGTACACGTTCCTCATCCTGGTTATGGACACTTTGATTCGCGAACCGCGATTGTTCATGATACCTATGCGAAACTTTTGAACTCGGCCAAAGTTTGCCCTACTTGCGGCAGTATTTACAATTACTCAATTCAGAAGTTCTTTGAGATTCCCGCGTCTTTTTCCCTTTTAGCGGCACCGCCTATTAGCGACATCGTTGAACTGGGGTACGTTCCAGATAAACACTTTTTGTCTGTCTCTCCAACTTCCTTCGAGGATAAAATTCTCTCAGTCTTAAGGGACGAAGACCGCTTGGTTGAGATTACGACACGTGGGTATAGATTAGTTCGCAAGTTCCATAGTGTTGATGTGAGAGCAAAGCAGTTTGTTAACTTGATGTGCAGGGCTGTGTTAGGTGTTAAACAGCCATTTGATGGGTTACGGGAGTTTTCTCTGAAGTGAGAATTGCAATTCTAGGAGCAGACGGCTACTTAGGCTTCGCGCTTTCGCACCACTTGCTTAGAGAAGGACACTCTGTACTGGGTGTTGACAACTTAAAGCGAGAGGCTTTAGTAGAGGCGACCTCTTCCTATTCAATTATTCGCCACTCCTTTGAGTCCTTGAAAGATCTACAGACAGCTGAGTTAGATGTTACAAATTCCGTTGCCTTGCGTGACCGGTTGGAGAAGTTTGAGCCCGATTTGATCGTCGATTTATCCCGGTTATACAGTCCCGCTCTTTTTCAGCAACGGGATCAGCTACTTTGTATTACTAATCTTTACAACACCGTTTCGATTGTAAATATGCTGGCTTCGTCCTCCTTACGCAGCGTTCCTTTGTTTGTAGTGACTGATCTTAACTCTTACTACCCTTCACAACTACCCGTTCCAGAAGGTCCGCTATTGGTTCACCACAATGAACTCGAGGATTTTTTACCCTTTCCGTTGAAAGGAGACTCTCTTAATCAGTGTACCGAGGCATTTGTTCAAATTTTCTTAACGTATGCTCGTAACCATTTGAAGCTTAAGCTAGTTGATCTCCGTGTAGGCTCTGTGTATGGCGTGTATCCAAGTGAAGAACCACTTCATCGATTACATGTTGATAGGTTCCACAGTACCGTTATTAACTACTACTGTGCTCGGGGTGTACGTCAGGGGATTGTAAATGTACCTCAAGAAGGCTATTACGCTATTATCTCGCTGAATCAATTTGTTGAAAGTTTTACTTACTTGTTGACTAAGAAAGTGAACAAACCCGTTGTTCATTTGTTCGACCGGCTAGTCAGCTTTCAGGACCTGATTTATAAAATAAAGCACATTTTCGCAGAGGATTTTGGGTATAGACTACGTATCGGATTCTTTCGTGTTAAGACTTTTGAGTTTACGTGGCCCCAGTTTGTCCACATTGAAAGGGAACTCTTGAGTGATTGTTTCTTAAGTGATACAATTGAGCTTGAGGATGATTTGAGAACGTTAATTGATGTGTGTTTTAGGAATAGGAAGAAAATCACTTCGCTACCCCGTTCTTTGTGGTAGGTAGGAGGGAAGAGTATGAAGGTCCTGATCTTGGACGATGAGGCGCCAGTGAGGGACTTTTTTAAGTCTTTCCTCGAGAGTAGTTTTGATAATTGCGAGTGTTTTACTTGTGGTTCGGTTCAGGAGTTTAAAAAGTTGAACACTGAAATCAACCCTGATTTCTATATCCTCGATGTTGTCTTACTTAACGGACAGGTGTTTTCAGCAGTTGATCAGTTCGATCCGTCGCGTGCGATACTTATAACAGGTTATGACTCAAACAGAGTTCGTAAGGTTGCTCAGATGTACGGGTTCCATGGGGTACTTCCTAAGCCAGTGAATGGAGACGTGTTGAAAAGTATGTTGGATTCCTTGATTTTGAGAGCAGGTTCCCAGTCACGATCTAGAGTCCAGAGTTTAATGTCCGTTTTTCCTCGGTTGTTTGGCACTCTTGCGAAGAGTTTGGTTAACGGGCAAAAAGTTCAAGATTGTGTCGAAATAGTCGGCAAAGCCCTCGATGCGACAGTGATCGTCTCCCCGTTCGAGCAAGATGGCACGATAAGTTTCCCTTTATTTGCGTACTTTAAAGAGGGCGAACCCGAGACACCTCGACGACTTAAGTTACCTCAGAGCTGGCTCGATCAATTGCTGGATGGCGAACTTGTCACTCACTTCGGACAAGAGCTCAGCGAGTTAGGTACTGCCGTTAGAAGAGCCTTAGCACTTCCTATTAAAGGTGAAGGTATAGGTCAATGGGGCTTTTTCTTAACGTTTGATGGTAAGGCTACTCCTTATACGCAGGAGGAGATTACGTTTGTAAGGTGTGTTGTAGATATACTCGCGCTCGCGTTACTCCGACTACGTCATAATACTACTCTCGAGACTGTACTTCGTAACGCCATTACAAAAAGTAAGTGCCTTTTGAAGTGACAGTGGACTTGAGGAATCTTTCTACAGTCGAAGAATTGTTAGTTGAATTGGTGCGCGGAAATACGTCTGCTATAGAGAAGTTAGTTGAGCGCGTAACAGTGGCTGAGCGTAAAGTGGAAAATCTATGCGAGAATCAGGCTTCTGTAGTGTCGAGCGTGAATGAAGTTAAACTCCGAGTAGACGATATTTGGCGTATCTTGCGAAGTTTGTTCATTAAGGTCATCCTAGTTTGTGGTTCTGTTTGTGCAATTAGTTTCGTGTTAGGGTACCTTCTGAAAGGATGAGATTTTACATCTCCGTGACCTTGAAGGGAACCTTCCGTAGTGTTAGATCGTACACCGGAATACAGTTTTGGTGTACCCCTCCTTTTAGTGCTTTAATTTCTGGCCTTTCTTCTACTGGGAACATTCTCTGAAGCCTGATGTAAAGAGGCACAAAGTAGTAGATTGGGATCTTGGGTATTAGGAAGAGATGGTACGCAGGTGCGTAGTGAACGAAGTTTTTGATAAGCGTCTGTTTTTCAGGCAAATCGTTAACTATTTTGTGCAGATCGATGGAAATTGGCTTGGTGTAGTTTTTGGGATACATAGGTGCGTACTTCCTACTTAAGACTGGTGGAGTGAGCTCTAAGTTATAAACGGGTGCAAACGTTGAAAAGGGCGTCCCATAGTATGCATTCGACCAGTGTGTATATTCGGGTAAAAATTTCTCGAGAGCTTGTTTAGTTACTCTGGCAATAGGGTCTTCTTCGATCTTGAGTGGAGTAAAGATCATAAAGTCGAGGTCGTGAGGTGTTCCGTAAAAGACTGACCCTGTTACAATGACGTAAGGGTTTTTGATTTGGAAAGGCAATATTCTATTCAAACTTCTCTTCACTCTATGAGCGTTTACCCCTCTTTTACGTAACTCTTTGACAATCAAACTGTCGAGTTTTATAAGTTGTGATAGAGTTAGCCCTCCGACCTTACCCTCCTTTTTTCGGGCCTTTTTAATCAACGCTATTACGATTGAGTGCTTAAAAAGTAAGTCTTTAGTGGAGATTTTCGATAAATCGGCCCCTAAAAGTTGCGCTACTTTCATATCCACTCCTTGCACTAATTGGTCAACTCTAGTATAAAGGTAAGGAGATACTGAGTCAACCCGTAGAGGAGGCAGACCGTGGAGAGACAGCTTGAGAAGAAGGAGAAGGAACAACAAGTTAAGGAGCGGTTAGTTGGAGAGACTTCGATTACTACTGGAGCTCTCGCGAGTTTAGTTACATCTCTTTCTGCTTCGCAACTTCGCCAAATTTATAGAGAGACTAACGTTGTAAGACGATGTGTTGACCATATTGCTAGTTCTGTTGCAGACTTGCCGCGAGAATACGATGTGAAGTTTGGTTTGAAGAAGAACGAAGTGATTGATCTCATCTTCGTACGCGAGACTATAACTGGGGAGACCTTCCGAGATGTATTGATCGCTTTAACTGTAGATCTGTTGGTATTGAATAAAGGTGTGTTAGTACCTCTGAAGACTTTTGGAGGGAAGTTAACCGGATTTACGGCACGTGACGCTGCCACTTTCTCTCCGGTGTATGAGAAAGACGGTAGACTTCGAGGGTTTATTCAGCAAGTTGGTTTGGGTAAGGTGTACAAGTTTCGTCCGGATGAGTTAGTGTATATTCAACTTATTCCTAAGACCTATACTACTTCTGGCGGGTCTATACTAGAGTCCCTTACTTACGAAATTTCGAGCTTGCTGAAGAATTTGGTGAAAAGTGATCCTGAGTCAAGGAAGCCGATTGGGACGTTTATCTTCCCGGAGAGTTTAGACGAGGCTGTAGTTAATCGGTTCCAGGAAGACTTAACCTCTTTGGTGTCTGGTGATAAAGTAAAGATCCCAGTAGTATGGGGTGCTGGTAAAGGTGAATGGATTGAGTTAGTTAAGCAGTTTGACATTCAGATGGTTGCCACGTTCTTAGACCGCCTTGATTGGTTGGTACGTAGTGCTTTTGGTTTTGTACCTCCCGGAAGTAGCTTACTTCAATCTCGACCTAACGAAGACCTGATGTATTCTACTTTGGTTCCCGTAGTTGCTCGGGCGATTCAGAATCGATTAAACCGCTTTCTTAAGCCCTATGGAGTCACTTTTAGCTTCAAGATTCCTCCTGCACATTCGTTGCAGCGTATTATTGAAGGGACCAAATCGGGGTTGATTTCACCTAACGAAGCCCGCCAGTTTATGTACTTACCTCCAGTCAAGGGAGGAGATCAGTTGTCTGTGATGCAACCCCAAGGGCTAACCCCAGTGGGAAAGAGCGGACAGCAAGCTCCTGTGGTCCCCCTCTCGGATACTAAGCAAGATACAGACATTACTCGTTCACTTTCTATGGAAGAGGTGAAGCAGCTCAGGAACCTCTCCCTCTTGACTGATGAGAAGACAGCACGATTTGTTCTTAGAAGGATCGAGTTGTTGAAGTCGATGCAAGATGAGTTAAAAGAAGTGGCACTGGATTATCGTTCCTCTTTTGAAGAGAAAGTAATGTTGCGTCAAGATACTCCTGCCTTACCTTCTTATGTACCCTTCTTATTGCGAGTAGAGGGGATTATTGATGATTATGAGTCTCGTGCGACAGAGTTAGGGTATGAGCGCGTACTCCAGTTTTGGGGCAGACGCGAGTTTGATAAAGATATGATTGATGCTGAGATTGCTGAGCACGATCGACGCCTCCGTCGAGAGACTATTCGGAGCTGGAAGGAACGCCTAGATTCTATTTACAACGAAGCGAAAAGAGGTGAGTGGGATCAAGTTGAGAAGGATTTTGATAATTTCATACGCGCAATCATCGCTGTTGCGGGATTTGTCACTTTGTTTGCGAATCTCCCTCTTGTACTTGTGTCCAAGTTTTTTGAGGAGACACAAGGAGTACTCTTACGATGGGTGGGTATATCTGATGATGTTACGTGTTATGATGAGGAAACTAAAGTATTGACGGATCAGGGATGGAAGTTCTTTAAAGATTTGGACGGCACAGAGAAATTGTTGAGTATTAACCCCAATGATTTGACTCAAGTTGAGTGGCTTAAACCTGTTGCTTATCAGGTATTTGAGTACGACGGTGAGATGATTCATTTCGAGAATCATCAGACGGATCTACTTGTGACGCCTGATCACCAGTGCTTTGTGTATGATAATGGAAGACTTCAGAGAGTTCGCGCGAGAGAGTTGGCTCAATTTGCGAAAGTTTCTTTCTACCACGGTGTTCCCGGAGATGTCGCGGGTGCGCCTGGAATTTTTTACAGTGAGTCAGAAGTCCACCTCTCTCATTACAAGGGGAAGGTCTACGATGTGACTCTTCCTAAATGGCACACCCTTTACGTCATGCGTAATGGGAAGTGTTTGTGGAGCGGTAATTGCGAAGACTGCGCAGCTCTTCAAGGGCGTGTTTTTAAGCCATCTACGCTCGAGCTTCTTCAGACTTGGCCCGGTTACGGTGTACGTTGCGGTCATAACTGCAGGTGTGCCCTTGAACCTGTTTCTAACATTACACAGGCAAGTGTCAATGAGTGGATTGGCAAGACAATTAAGTTTAGGAATTTACACGTTCCTTTAAAGGAAGCAGCACTTGCTTATTCTGACGTAATTGAGCATATCGACAAGAAGATTGTAGAAGCCCTTAGAAAGAACCCCCATTTGAGAGAGCCTTCGTACGTTGCTTTATTTAATGAAATCCGATTGCGCGAAGCCTTAACTCAACCCAAATACGATGCTATACGAAATATTCTCGAGATCCCCGCTTCTTTTACTGAAGAACAAATTCGCTCAGCTTTCGTTGATGCAACCGCCCTGAATATTCTGCTACGTCAGAACTTCCAGTACCCCAGTTCACCTTTTGTTTCTGAGTTGATGTCTGTAATGGAGCAGGCCAGGAAGATGCTCTGGGACGAGCAGTTAAGCAAGCTTCTGCCTTCAGAATTGAAGGAGCCTTGGTTAGAAGGCGATTTTGCTCCTTTTGAGAAGTTGTCACTTAAGTTGTTTGATATTCCAGTTAAAGCTTACTTTGATCCCAGAGAGTTCTTTACTTATATGTTCCGTGCTTCTATTTTTAGTCCTCATCGAGAAGATATAGTAGGAATGCCGGCTTTTCGAGAGCTCTTGGCGACTCATATATGGTCTCCGACTACTTACGAGAACTGGCTTAACCGAGTTTACAAAGCACGACCCACTCCTTGGCGAGCTACGTTAACTCTCGATAGAGTACTCGCTCGTTTGGAGTATATTGATCCAGAGTTCCGCGACAAACTGGTAGAGATTCTTAGGAATTATCCTATGTTACGAGTCCCGTCTTTTTGGGACGGGTTAAAAGGGATCAAGTTGTCAGACGCGTCTCGGTACGATGCGTCTTATAACTTGGAAGGTACTTATGATGAGTTTGTGAAGTCCTTTGTTGGCTCCATTTTGACCACGGGAGATACGTTTCAATTCCTCCACGAGCTGGGTCACCACATATTTGAGCGTCATTTTACCGCGCGCTCCACAATGAGGGACGCGTTTGCTTACGTGTATCGTGAGCGTGTCCTGATCCCGTTTTATGAGCAAGTTTTACCTTATTTGACCGAAGAAGAAGCTCAGAAATTTATGGGATACATGAACGAAATGCTTGATGCAAGTGAGAAGAGAACTCTCGGAAGTTTCTTCTTAGGGTCTCGAGACGTATTCAGAGAGGAGATTTTTAAGCCCATCTATCCTAAGTTACAAGAAACAATGCGGAATTGGGCGCTTCCGATGCGGTTGTACTCGTTACAGAGCATTGACGAATCTTTCGCTGAGTTGTTTGCTACTTATGTACGCAACCCATCAGTACTATATTTCAGCGACCCTGAGTTGTACTTATTTATGGAGTCACTCTTACAGAACCTAGCCGTGCGTCCCGAGACTTTAGTGAGTAAACACCCTATGTGGAAACGTGTTTTTGAGGCCCTCTCGCGAATAGGCTTAACGCGGAGTCAGATAAAGCAACTTCTTCCGAATCTTTTGTGGGCTCATATTAGAGAAGATGTAGGGATTGAGGAGTTAGTGGCGTTGTTTGAGAGTGCCTCCACCGCAGAGGGTGAAGACTTACGGAAGAAAATAAAGGATATTGTTGCACGCTTTTCTAAAGCACCTGAGAAGAAGAAAATGCCCAGTTCTGAACCAAAACCTAAGGAGGCTAAGAAACCTCGTAAAGTACCTCTTCCTGAGAAGACTTTGGTGACCCTCAAGGATGTACGCGAGGTTCTCGAGAAAACCCTGAAGTTTAAGGGTAGGGATTTAGAAGTTTTCATGGACAAAATCGTTTCGGCTGTGGCTGAAGGGAAATTGAGTATGATTGATGTGTATGAAAAATTAACTTCTTTTAAGACTCAAAAGGAGGCTTTGAAGTGGCTAGCCGGTTTGAAGAAGTAAGAACTGAATTGGGGTATATTGTTGATAAGGAAGGTACTCTTGTAGGGACATGGTTGTGGAAAGAAGGGAATATGACCGTGAGTACAAAGAACAAAGCTCTACAAGAGGTACTATCTCGAGGAGTACAGTTAGAAGAGCGCGTTTTTGATCGAGGAGAAATTCAACTTAGTTATTCTCCTCCGACAGTTCGAGTGGTGAAGTTTACCCCAGTCGAGCTTAGCTCAATTCTTGCACCTGATTTCTATTGTATTACAGCAGAAGAGCGAAAAAAGGGAGTATCCTTACCTGCTAATACTGGTAGACATTCTCGTACTTTCAAGCAAGTGCATCGGGGCTATGTCCTCGAGCGCTTGAAAGGTCGTGACATTACTATAGGTATTTGGTTTTATTCACCCGGAGGTATTGTGTGTCAAACTAATAGCAGGGCATTTGATAGAGAGTTCCAGGAGGTTAAGAAAAAGTTAACTAGGACAGTGTTTACACGAGATGGAGTAAAGGAAGTCCCACTTCCGTTTGCTAAAGCTACTTATTTCGATGTTAATCTAAAGCTCCCCCCACGGTACTTTTTGGTGCCCAGTTGGGGTATTGAGACTTCGGAGGAGGAGAAGTTCAAGGATGTCAAAGAAGTTTGAGGATTTTCTTGACCTCTCGTTAGAAGACTTGGAGTCTCCTCCCGTCTTGGGATTGGGTAAGGCTACTTCTGAGGACTTACCTGAGCGAGAGGATACTCCTACTGAGACAAGTTCCCCTGAACAGGAGGCAATTGATACGATTGCTGAGAGGATAATAGAAGAGCTACGCGACAATGAAAATATTAAACCAAAAAATTGGAGTGACGTCCTACGCGGTTTGGAATTAGTATTAAAGTTCAAACACGAGTTACACGATAGACGCAAGAAAGGAGAACAGGACCTCGCATATCAAGCTCTTCAGGAGTTTAAGGAAGTAGTAGATGCCTTCTCGAAGTTTGAGTCAAAGTAAGTTCCACATTTCGTTAAAGAAACTTCGTGCCATTTGTCAAAATAGTTTCCTTCATTATTTGATTTTCGTTTTCGGGTTCCCTGTATCAGCGATGCACCGGGAGTGGATCGACGCGCTTATGAAGTGTTCTCGCGTAGTAATTGCCGCTCCCCGAGCACACTCTAAAACTACTGTAGTTTCTATAGCGTATTCGACTTGGTTGATCGGGCGTAACCCTAACATAAGGATCAAGATCATAACCAACTCTATTGATAAAGGTCGGGAAATTTTAACTGCGGTCTCGAGTACACTCCTCTTTAATAAGAGGTACCAGTTCGTTTTTCCTGAAGTTAGACCTGCAAAAACACGTTACTGGACGAAGGACAGATTGTACGTAGAGCGTTCTTTGGTTCTTCGTGATCCCACGATTGAAGCAAGAAGTGTTCTATCTACAGGAGCAGGTGGTAGGTCAGATGTGATTATAGGAGATGACATGGTCGATAATTTGAATTGCGTTACTGAGGGCTTGCGAAGAAAGGTAAAGGAAGCTTTTTACGATACTTGGATGAACACTCTCGAGCCGCAAGGGAATCAAGCAGTAGTTGTTGGCACTATTTGGCATGAAGACGATCTTCTCTCCGAGTTGTTGAGGAACAAGGATTGGGAGTTCCGCAAAGTTTGGGCAATAAATGATAATTTTGACCCGTTGTGGCCCCAAGTATGGTCACGAGAGAAACTTTATAAGAAGTGGAAAGAAAACCCTTTGGCCTTTGATAAGGGTTTCCGCCACCGCCCAACGCGAGTAGATACTGCTCTTTTCCCACCATCTTCGTTCAAACAGCGTTCTGACTGGCCTCTTTCCCCCGGGTCTAACCCTCCCGAATACAGTGATGTAGATCCTTCTCTCATCAAGTGTTACTTCGGAGTGGATATCTCAGCTGGGCACGGAGATGATTTTTCGGTAATTTTTGTGGTGCGTGTGAATGCTGAAACTCTGATTCGGTGGCCTGTTGAGATAGCCCGCCTGAAACAACCAGCCCCTGATGTGACTCGTAAACTAATTCGAATGTACAAGCAGTATCAACCCGAAGTAATTATGATTGAGTCGAACGCTACTCAATCTATGATGCAAGATTGGATCTCTGAAGTGAGTAAGTTGCCTCTAAAACCCTATTACACTGGCGTTCAGAAACACTTGATTTCGGTAGGAATTCCTTCTCTTAGAGTTGAACTTGACAACAATATGTGGATGATTCCTTCTTGGGACCATCCACTCGAGTGCAGCTGTTCTTGGTGTCAGTGGAAAAGAGAAGTTTTGGCATATCCGTATAGCAAGAGGGATGATACTGTTTTTGCTTGGTGGTTTAGTCGCGAGGCAATTAGGCTCTTCTTGGAAGGGAAACGAGCGGGCCGCGGGTATGCCGTTGTGGAACTCTGACGTCTTGCACTTTTCCGCGTTACCTTGGTAAGCTTTTCTTAGAGTGTTAGGAGGGACTACGTTGTGGGAGAGAATATCTCGGTAACTTCCTATACTTTCAAGAAGTACCTTAGCCCTTTTTTGGTTTGGTGTGAAGGTAAATTTGACTATATACTCCACGTCCATTGGGCTAGTGTTTTGCATGGAGACTTACGTATGGGGTACTGTGGTGACCCTAATAATGTGATCGGAGTTACTCTGTTCATTTACAAGCAAGGTGCTGTTAAACACCGCCCTAATGGACCAAAGGGCTGGACTGAGTTCTTGAAGGTCATTCGAGATCCTAAGAATTTCAAACTGAATTTTAAGACTGGAGAGATTCAAGGACAGCGTAGTTTGGCAGCGACTGTTAAGTTACCAGAAGCTAAGGCTTGGATGAAAGTAAAGAAGTATATTTCTCCTCCCGGTACTATTGGAGCTCGAGCTCTCCGTAAATGGTGGTCTTATATGACGATTGTTGATAAGGGTAAGGTTGAGCACTTAACTCGTAAGTTGGACGAGTTTGAGTTCTACTTTACCGAAGGTAAGGCTTTTAGAGGAAGGTATATACTCCGGCCTTTTGGTAAGAACTTTACCTTCTTTACCGCCAGTGCTCAGCCTGTGTTAGTTGGAACAACTCAAAAGTTGGAAGAGGGTAAGGAAATCAGCGGTTTTCTTTGGATCAAGGCGAAGAATCAGACTCCTTATATTCTTTCTACACGAGCTGTGAAAAAGCGGTTTATCTCTCCCGCTCATTTTAGCGGATTGCCAATGGCTCTAAAGGAGAGAATCCCGAAAGCTTTTCAATATTGGACTATAGAATCGAAGGCGAAACGTTTGAAGGTGAGGGATAACTTAGTGCTGGCTTTGAAAGGTCAGAAGCAGTATCAGTACCTGGAGGAAGGGGCTTGGCACAAAGTTAATTTGAAGGTGTGACCGTGAACCCCTTGCCTTAATTTTGGTTCCCTGTGACTTTAAATAGGAAAAATTCAGAGCAGGAAGGAGGTGCGAGATGAGGTTTGAGAACGGCCTGTTTCAGTTAAACCCTGAGTTTATTCGCGCTCCGTCTGAAGTTTCTGAGAAGATTGCTAATCCTGGGGAGCTGGTGATTGCGGGCTATGCTACGACTTATGATAAGGGCTTGGATAACGCTATTATATCTAGGAAGGCACTGTCAAACGCTGCCGCTGATTTGAAGAAGAGAAGTACCGTTCTGTTCAACCATGATCAGAATCGACCTATCGGTCGTATTCACGAGGTGAAGTTAGATGACAAAGGTTTGTTTACGATTGCTATCATTGATAAGACGGAACAGGAGATTCAGGAGAAGATTAAGTCAGGAACGTTGAATAAGTTTTCGATACGCGGCCGGATTCTAGCTTCTCATGAGGAATGGGATGAGAACTCTGGTAAGTCTACATCAGTTATTGATAACTTAAAGCTGCTTGAGGTATCTGTTGTTTCTGTACCTGCTGTTGATGAGGCAGAAATCCAATCGTGGTATGTACAGAGGAGTGCGAACGATAATGATTTCGTCCCTCTACAACGGGACGTTAATTTAGAACAAGGAGGTGACAAAATGAGTGATAAGGAAACAAAAGAGCTAGAAGAACAGGAGCTTGAGGAGAAGGAGGAAGCTATTGAGGAAGAGGAAGGAACTGAGGAGTTGATCGAAGCTGTGGAGTCTAGTCAGCTTGAGCTGCTTTTGGACCTCGATGAACGTGTTTCTACTTTAGTCGAGCGAACGGATGAACTTCTTAAAGCCGCAAATCTAGATGCTGTTATGAAGAAGCTGGACGAAGCGATGGAAATGCTCAAGAAGATTTTGGACAAGTTGGAGAAGTATCCTTACCCTTATCCTTATCCCTATCCCGCGAAGAAGTCTGCGGAGATAGAGGAGAGCGTGGAAGAGTTGGACCTTGAAGAGGAGGCAGAAGAACCGATGCAGGAGGTCCTTGAAAGCGTACGCGCTCTCGCCGATGAGGTTAAGGAATTGAAGGAGACAGTTGTTGTTCGAGGTGAGAAGACCGAAGAGGCTCCCGAAGATGCCATTCGGCAGTTCCTCGAGTCGGAAGAGTACAAGAACGCAGATCCTTCTGAGAAAATGAGGATGCTGTGGGATTTTACAGAAAAGTATAAAGGAGGTGAAAAGTAATGTTGAATCCTATATCTGAACTTCGAAGGGCATTAGCAGAGAATACAGGCGGAGGCTACGAAGGTATTGCTGATATTCTGCCGAAGGAAGTTGATAAGATCATTACGCAGATGGTTGAACATCTTAACCCGCTAAGGCAGAATATACCTAGGAAGCCGGGTTCTGGAGCTGGAGTTTATATCAATCGCAGGACTCCTGGTTCTACTAAAGCCGCGTTCTATGCTGATACTGATTCTTTTGATGAGGAAACTGGTACTTATGAACAGGTTGAGTTCCTTTATAAGACCATCGGAACTCAAGGGAAAGTTACTCGTAAGGCACGCGCTATCGGCTCCAAGTACATTGATATTCTAACGGCTGAGATGGAGGCAAAAGCAGAGGATTTTAAGGATAAGGAAGAGTACGCTATTTGTTGGGGCGATTCTAGCGCCAACGCCAAAGAGTTTGACGGCTTGTACAAGCTGTGCGACTCTTCAAACATAATCCCCGCTGGTTCGGACAACACAGGTGGAGATCTAACTCTGGCACTGTTGGATCAGGCTTTGGACGCCATCCGTGGTATGCCTAGCTTGATTGTGTGCTCAAAGAGGACACGTCGAAGAATCAGAGCGTTGTTGCAGGCACAGCAGAGGTTTATCAATATGGTGAAAGTTAAAGGTGGATTCGAGGTTCTGAGCTACAACGAAGTTCCTATTCTGGTCAGCAACCAGATTCCGGATACTCAGCAGGTAAGCGCCAGCGGTGCTACGATTACATCTCTCACCGGCGGTAATTTGAGCACTTTGTTTGTAGTTGATACAAGCAAGGTGTTCATCTCTGAGCTAACTCCTTTGACCGTCCAACCTCTGGCCAAGGAGAGCAGCCAGTATGATAAGTTCGACATCTTCGCTGATGAGGTGTTGGTCGCCAGAGATCCTCAGGCTATTTCGTGCATTGTGGGCATTAGATAATTGACCTAGTTAAGAGGTAGTGTAAAAACCCCTAACGCATTAGCGTTAGGGGTTTTTTGTTGCTTCTTAACTAGTTGGTTCTTGCTTTTCTGAAGGATAGTTGGTAAAAAACTTACTATAAGTCTTTGTGGTGTGATAAGGAGGTTGTCGTGATAGAGTTAGAATACAAAGGACCTTATGAAGGTGAGTATTGGGAGATGCCCACGTACAGGGAATTGGTTCGAGTTTATAAAGGGCGCTGTAAAGTGAAGTATGAAGACACTGCACAAACTTTAGAGATGCACGGGTTTGTTCGAGTTACTAAAGATGAGCCAGTTAAGAAGGTTGAAGTATCTATAGACACTACTCCTGCTCCTTTACCAGAGTCAAGTCGAGAGCGCAAAGTGATTGAGATGTATAGAGACGGGAACGCTTCAGTCTCGATGATTTCCAAAACTTTACGAATGAGTAAGAAGAAAGTTGAGGAAATTCTCGAGACTTACAAAGCTTGCTTGAACGAGGGAGATAGGAATGTTTAAACAGGTCTACACCGGGAGTGAGGTAAGGTTACAGTTTGATTTCGTTGCGAACGGTCAAACTGTTCTTGTCTCACAACCTCAAGCAGATATTTTCGACCCTTTCGGGAATAAGATAGATGTTGTTGATCTTATTTTTTCTGGAGGACATTATTTAACTTATTGGACCGCCCCCTCTACTACGCTAGGGTCTTATGTTGCAGTTGGCCGTGGGAAGTATGGTTATGAGGATATTTTGGCTAATTCTCAAGTTAGGTTTGATGTTGTTTCGTCGTTGTCTACTGAGCTTGTTACGTTAGATGAGGTTAAGGAGTATTTACGTATAGACGACTTTTCTGAAGATTCTTTTCTCAGAGCTCTTCTTCTAGCTGCTTCGGCTGCTATTTTGGCGTATACACAGTTGAAGCTGGGCTCTGTTAGCGAAACAGAGCGTTGTTTCTTAAAGGGCGCCACCCAGTATGGATTGAGATACTTCCCTATTTCTGAGATTACTGAAATTAGGCTTAATGATGTAGATCTAGTCGAAGACTCTGATTATTTCGTAGAGTTGTCCACAGGTCTTATAAAGTTCTTTGCACCGCAGACCGGTTTCTTTGAGTGTACTTACACCTTTGGACTTTCCCAAATCCCCTCTCCGGTGAAACTCGCTTGCTTGAAACTCGTCGCCGCTCTTTACAACCTGCGAGAGTCTGAAGGTTTTTCCAGCCGTCGTTTATTGAGTAACGTGGAAAACTACTTAAGAGACGCGAAGATGGATGTAATGGCTGAAGTTAGGAGTTTACTCGCTCCGTTTAAACGTAAATTAGCTTAGTTGCAAGGAGGGTTATTATGATTACTGCTGTAACGTTTACGTCGGAAGATGTAGTCTCGTTTTTGAACACTGTACTACCTTTTCACATTGAAGGCATTCCTTTGGTTATAGTTGGACAAGACCAACGAGACCTTACTAAAGTCTTGAACTGCCGTACTTATGAGGGCGGGAAGACTTTTGGTAGAAAGTTGCTAGCTGGGCTAGAGAAGGTTGAAACAGAGTACTTTGTGTTCGTTCATCCGAAGGTGGTCCTTCCTAATTTGGATTTCCTTGGTGAAGCTTTGAAAGTTCTTTCCTCTCCTGAAGTTGGTTTCGTAGTTCCTGGGCTTCCTAAAGGTGCAGGACCACAGAGTTATAAGAGGAAAGATAAAGGAGCATTAGCTCGGATTGCTCCTTGGTGTTTTGCGTTTAGAACAAAAGAGGCTATTTCTCTGTTTGAGAAGGCCTCAAAGAAATTTCAAGATGAGCGCATTGTTCAACTCGTGTGTTACGAACTGATGAAACAAGGTCGTTTTAGTTATGTGTTCCCAATGTACACCTTGGACATGGAGGAAGACCTTAGTGATCAGAAGCTCGACTCGAGGTTTAGGACCGGTTCGTTGGAACCTGTGTTGATTTATCAATATCGCCAATCACAGGATGTACCCCCTGTCGCGAAATCCTTGTTCAAGGATATCATTGTTTGCACTCCACTAGACGTTCCTGACATAAGTCAGGGAAAGTTGATTTTTGTTCTAAGAGAGGGCGAGGATTTTGCCGATATTTTTACTCCTGAACAGCTACAAAGGATGTGCGACAATCCTGACCCGTTTGTTTTCGCGTATCAGTTTCCTGTACTGCGGACCTGGTCAGGGAACCGGTACTTGAAAGATCAAGTTACTTGGGAAATCAGAGCTTTTGCTTCTTTTGAGAAGATTGCCCCACGTATTTTGGTTAATCCTTACTATGGACAACAACTTCCTTATGAAGGGTTACGCCCAGTTAATGTGCCCATTATTAAGAAGGTCAGCGACCTGCCTGACAATTGCTCCATTGCGAGACTACGTACTCCTACCTTAACCATTGCAACGATTATGAAGGATGAAATGAAGAACCTTCCCACGTATTTGGGCACCGCCCTACCTTTTGCTCAGCAAGTGATTTTGGTGGACACCGGCTCCCAAGATGAATCTCCAGCTTTTGCAAAACGTTTTGGAGCTGAGGTGTTAGAAGCTAAATTGGATAAAGACTTCTCTAAAGTACGGAATTTGTACTTACAGAAGGCGAACGGTACTTGGTTGCTTCAACAGGATTTGGACGAGATTGTTGACTATAAGCAGATTTACGCAGTGATGATGGAAGCACCTGAGAATACAGACGCAGTCCAGCTCCAAGTTCATAATTTGACCCCTCAAGAGGGAACGGTAATTTACCAGGATGCTATTCGTTTGGTTAAGAACCCACAGACTTGGTACTACTCAAATCGAGTTCATGAGACGTTTGAACGTTGTGCTACTGAGGAGAATCGTGTTGTATCACGAGTTGATGATGTGGTGATTTACCACTTAGGATTTCTGTCCCCACGCATGAAGGAGAAACTCTCTTTTTACCGAGAGTTGATCAACATGCAGTTAGAGGAGGAACCGGAGAATCCCTTACCATACTTTAATCTCGCACTTGACCTGTTGAACGAATATGAGGAACACCCTGAGAATCTTGACGTAGCACTTAAGCTTCTCCTTCAAGCTACTTCTCTCCACCCAAGCTTTGCTCTTGCACAGTACGAAGTTTCGAGAGTATACTGTCAAAAAGCACTCGAGGCAATTGAGAGGACCCTTGAAGTTGTACCGCCTCACCATCCAATGGTAAATGCTATTAAGAAGGTTTATGGACCCTTGAAAGAGTATACTAAAAGGTATATTGTGAAATGACCAATCTCGTTGGCTTTCATTACAGGCGACGTATTTACACAGTTCGTCGGTATACTACTTGCATTGCAACGGAGTTGTCTTGTAAAAAGGGTGTTCCTACCGCCCTGAACATTTCGCAAATACACCCTGAGGCTACGCTGCGATTGACTTGGTTGGGAGATACTCCAAGTGTGTTGTGCACGTTAGTTAGTAACTCCGTGACCGAGACTCTCACTTTAACTAAATTCAGCGCTTCCCTTACGTCAAATAAGTTTCCCGGATTGGAGTACGTGACGTGTTCTCAAGACGGCTCTCTTTCGATTTACACTACCGAAGAGGTTGGTCTTGATGTAGGACAGGTTACTGGTGCGGTTTACACTGCTAGGAGAGCTATAGGTACGGATGAGTTCGGCCGTGTTACATTAGTCTCTTCGAGTGTGATGGTGTGTTTACCTGGAGTTGAAATTCGCGCTGACGACGTGTTGATTGATCAGGAAACGAACGAGACTTTTTCTGTAGTAGAGGCGCAGCAAGCTTTTGATCGTAGAGGCAAATTACATCATTGGGAACTTGATGTTGTGCGGATAAGAGAACGATGAGACTGTCGATTCGATTGCCTTCTGTTTCGAAAATCTTCGATGATCTTGAGAAGAGGAAGCAGAAGTCTGTCGATGTGATATTTGAAGAAATTGTTCGACTTGTTAGTGGTGAACCTCTTTCTAATGAAGAACTGCGCAGACGAGGACATCCTTACTCAAGACGACGGCCTACTAACTTGTCTCCTTTAGTTCATATTCGCACTGGGCGTTTGAAGACTTCAATTCGTAAGAAACGCGACGGAATTGCTTTTGACACTAGCAAAGCACCTCATTTGAAATATGTGGTTGAGGGTACAAGACGGATGATCCCCCGAGACTTCGTCGCAGCTGCTCTTCGGAAGGCTTCAGATCGACTGAAGGAGATTTGGGAGTAGAATAGTATGATTTATTTACACGAAGTTCAGTTAGATTTGAGTGGTAAGATCGAATCCATTCTAACAGACTTAGATCAGACTTATAGCTTAGGTTTGATCAGAGCTCCTGTGATAGTGTCTTCTTTACCAGAGGAACGCGTTACCCCTTCTACCTACTTGAAAATGGAAGAGGTTTCGAGTCAAGAAAAAGTTTTCTTTCGGTGTACGGGGACATTGCTCGTTGAATTATCTTTTGAAGTAGGCGAAGATTTAGCTTCGAGTTTGATTCGGAAGTTAAGCAATAAGTTGCAAGATCAGTTGGAACGGAGAAATAATACTATTCACACTTACTATTCAGGTAACGTTAAAAGAGTTACATGGTCTCTTCCTAAGGAAGAGATGATTAGAACGATTAAAGTTGAGTTCGAGGTGCAGGGCATTGAGCAACCAGTCTAATGTTTGGAAATGTTCAAGTTGTGGGGCTGTTTTAGGTTACCTAGATGGTACAGACATCTTGCGTATTAAGTATAAGGACCTATACTTTTACGTGAACGTTATAAGAGGAGCTTCGTTGATAAAATGCTTGTGTCGTAAATGCGGTAAAGTTAATGAAGTTATGGCGAAGGCGATGAAGATGAGCGAACCTGCTGTGATCGAATTGGAGAAGTACTTGTAGTGTGTTGGAGTTGTTGGGTACATACTTAACTTGAGGAGGTGAGAATTGTAAATGAATACGCCAACTTATAACACCAAGCGCCTGAATTAGCTCGGGCCCCTAACTAGTAATAGTTAGGTGAAAAGCTCGCTTGGTCAGGGAAGCCTAAGTCCAGTTTTGGATATGGTAACCCTGAGGGGTTAGATTCGAAAGAATCGAAGCCCTGCAGAGACT